ATCAACATTAAAAACATCAAGTAAACCAAACGGGGCTTCGGCCCCATGAAAGACAAGACATGAAACCCTCACACCTCCAAACCCCCCGCACCTTGGCTGACTGCACCTTTGTTACAGGTCACAGCACTATGCACAACACTGAACCACTTTGGGAAACAGTTGCTGGATATGTTCTGGCAATTGCAATCGGCGTGATTCTCGCAACACTTCTTTTTTATGGGTTGTCCAAATGAAAAACATTGCCACCGCTTTGGTCAAAGCACAAAAGGCTTTTGGCCCTGCTTTAAAGACCGCTACAAACCCGCATTTCCGTTCACGTTACGCTGACCTTTCCGCTTGCGTTGAAGCTGTTATGGATGGTTTAAACAACAATGGCATTGCGCTTGTCCAGCAACTCACCGAGTCAGACACTGGCGTGATTGTTGAGACTGTGTTTATCCACGAATCTGGTGAAATGCTTAACTGTGGAAAACTTCACGTTCCCGCTGTCAAGCACGATCCACAGGGTTACGGGTCAGCACTGACATATGCCAGAAGATACAGCCTGATGGCAGCTTGCGGCATTGCGCCAGAAGATGACGATGGCAATGCAGCCAGCCGTAAAACAGAAGCCAAAAAATCTAGCGTTGACGAATCAGTTATGGCTGACCACTTAGCCGCTATTGAAGCCACCACTACGCAAGACGATCTTAAAAAGGCTTACGTTAAGGCTTACGCATATGCCAACAACGAACCTGTGTGGCAAAAGAAAGTCATTGCCGCCAAGGACAAGATGAAAGGTCAGTTATGAATAAAGAAGAAATGCTAGACCATTTTGCTTTACACGCAATGAAAGCGCAAATTGAAACAAGCGGAATTACAAACTATTTTGCAATTGCTCAAACATCTTATCGTTTAGCAGTTGAAATGATGGAACATCGTGATCGCATACACGTTGAATGGGTCAGAATTGAAGACCAAAAACATCAACACAAAAATGCTGATTTGCATGAACTGAATTTACCTGTTAGATGTTTTCGGTGTTTGCAAGCAGAAGATATTCACACTAAAGAGCGTTTATGCGAATGGACTGAGCGTGATTTGCGTAAGATACCAAATTTAGGTTTAAAAGGAGTTCGCTCAGTAAAAGAAGCAATGGCTGTTGCTGGCTTGAAATTAAAAGGACAAGAATGATGGAACAGAGAAGCACTGAATGGTTTACCGCCCGATTGGGCAAAGTAACCGCTTCTCGGGTTGCTGATGTAATCGCCAAGACAAAGACGGGTTACAGCACCAGCCGCGAGAATTACATGGCGCAACTGGTATGTGAGCGCATGACAGGCACACAAGGCGAAAGCTATAACAATGCCGCTATGCAATGGGGCACAGATCAAGAGCCGCTTGCCAGAGCCGCATATGAGGCCGCTAAAGACGTTCTTGTTGATGAGGTGGGGTTAGTTATTCATCCCAACATTCCAATGGCTGGAGCATCACCAGATGGTCTTGTTGGTGATGACGGGCTGATTGAGATCAAGTGCCCTAACACTGCAACGCACATTGACACACTGTTGTCTGAAAAAGTGCCAAGCAAATATAACACTCAGATGCAATGGCAAATGGTTTGCACAGGCCGCAAATGGTGCGACTTTGTTAGCTTTGACCCAAGGATGCCCGAGGGCTTGCAGCTTTTTATTCAGCGTGTAGATTTTGATGCGGAATACGTCAAGATGCTAGAGGCTGAAATCACGGGGTTTTTAGGCGAACTAGAAACAAAAATTGAGAAACTTAAGGAAAAAACTCATGGCTAAATTATTGAAAGAAATCTCTGTCATCACAGGCAAGTACACCAATGCCCAAGGACAGGAAAAGAACCGCTACACCCGTGTTGGCTCAATCATTGAAACCAAAAACGGTGAAATGCTTAAGATTGACGTTATGCCCTTGATGGATGGTGGCTGGAATGGATGGGCATACATCAATGAACCGCGAGAAAAAGAAAGCGGTTTTCCCAAAGACGATGACATTAACTTTTAAGGAACTGACATGAAAAAAGTATTTGTAGCAATTGCATTAGCAGCATCTGCCACAGCGGTTTGGGCAACTTGCACCACGCACACAATCATTCAGGGTAGCCGCATGGTTACTTGTACGACTTGTTGTTATGGTTCTGGAAATTGCACAACAACTTGCTTTTAATTAACGGGGGAAAGCGGATGTTGCATAGCGGCGAAGCGTTTGACCTTTATCAAACGGCATTGCAAACGCAGCGAGTACCTCACCTAACAGGACAAAATATGAAACTCAAAGACTTTTTTGGCGGTCATCCCTTAGACCTTTTTCCAAGGGTCAGGAAAGACGATCCCATCACATCGTTTGAAGCAGCAGATTCAATCAAGGAAATGACTGCCAAGCATCACAAAATCATCCATGATTGTTTGGCAGAACATGGGCCGCTTGGCAAAGATGGCATTGCCAAATTGACCAACTTGGAAAGCAATCAGGTTGCTCGGCGCATGAATGAAATGAAAGTTATTGGCATGGTTTTTTTGACAGGCAAAACCGTTAAATCAAATTCAGGACGTAATGAAAGGGAGTGGACAGTATGAAAACAATTGAAGCATATCAAACAGATGACGGGGAAGTTTTTAAATCAGTTAACGATGCCAAAATGCATGAAGAATTGCAAGCAATCATGCTGGAAATTGAAGCATTTGTTGCATCAGATGCTTGCGATTACAAAGGCAAACAACAAAAAACTATTATCAAAAACTCAATACTTGCATGGAGTTTTTGGAAAGCAGATAAAGGCATAAACCAATGAAAGACACACAATCTTTTAGCAGCACCGAGTTTGCTGTCATGCAGTGGGCGCAAGCTCGGGGCATCTACGATAACGGCACAGCACTAGGCCAAGCAAAGAAAACGCTTGAAGAAGCTATGGAACTGGTGGCTGCTGTTGAGGCCAATGATCGTGCTGAAATTGCTGACGCTATTGGTGATGTGATGGTCACGCTGGTTAACGTAGGTGTGCTGACCGATTTAGATGTCAGGCAGTGCTTTTACAACGCTTACAAAGTCATTGAGCCACGCAAAGGCTACATGAACAAAGACGGTCAGTTTGTTAAGGAGTCGTGATGATTAACGAAATTCTTAATGAGCGAGGCAAGCGTTATGGCAAATTTATAAGCCATGCTGAGATTGCTCAAAGTCTAAAAAGAACATTGTTTACATATCAAGCGGTTCGTCAGTGTGCGCTTGAACCCGATCAACTTGAAGCACTTGATATGATTTGTCACAAGATTGCGCGTATTCTAAATGGCGACCCAAATTATGCAGATAACTGGATTGACATTGCTGGATACGCGCAGCTTGTTGCAGATCGTCTGCAAGGGCTTGAGCGTTAAGCCATGTCCAAGCCAGTTTTTTGAACCTCTGCAACCCTACGGCCCCACCCTTTGCCAAAGGTTGTCCATGTTGGCAAGTCAATTAAAAATGACAATCGCCGTTTTGCATAGTCTTCAATCAACTGGTTTGTGTCAACAGCGTTTACAGCGGCTAACGTCTTTGGGCCTATTCCACCATCAGGTTCAACGCCAACACAGGCTTGCAGCCACTTTGCAGCCCTTCCCGGCCCACTATTGATAGCAGCATCAAAAACAACGTAATCCACACCCGCTGGCAATTCATCGCCTTTAATTTTGTCCCAATACTTAACTTTATACATTGGGCCAACAATTTCAGGAGTCAGGCTACGCATAGCCTTTTCATCAACTGTGTGTCCAACCCATTCTTCCCAAACCCGTTTTGTCACACCTAGATTGGTCATGCCACCGGGATCAGATGGATGATTAACGTAGCCACCTTCATGGTGCAAGATAGCTTTTAATGCTGCTTCAAAGTTGTCTTTCATTTCATATCCTTCAATTTTTGAATTTCACTACCTTTGTCTTTGGAGCCTTGCGAACTGCCACGATGGAAGTTCAATACGGTTCCGCACATAGTAATGAGTGACCCTAGCGCCATATAGACCAGTTCCTTGTTGGCATCTGGAACACCTTTCATAAACGCAAACCAAGCCAAAAAAATGGTGGCCGAGACAATCCCAATGTCCAGCGCGTATGCCGTGTTCTTTGCCAGCCATGATGCGTTTGTGGACTCTTGCACCTTGGCGTTCATTTCTCTTGCGCTATCGGTGTTAGCGTTGTTTAACTCAAGCACTTTGGTTTCGTTAGCCATTTGCGCCAATTCGCCGTTTTGCTGCATCTGTGCCAACTCTGCTTTGGCTTTATCAGCAGCAACTGGATCAGGCAAGAAACGGTCAATCAGTTTGCCGCCAATAGCAGTCAGTGGGTTTAAGTCAGCTAGGTTCATCAGTTACCCCTTTTGGTTAGCATCGCTGAAGCAATCTCCAGCATGAATTTAACTTGTTGAATGTCTTGTGGCGGCTCTGTCCAGCCTACCGTAATCTGTCCGACAAAACGATAGCTGTCTGGTGGAACACTTATTCTGCAAGTGTAGGCCACGCCTTTTTCCAAGTACCACAGCCCAACTTCAGATTGCGCGTAACGGTATTCCCCACAGGGTATTTCGTTGGTCATTAGCTTGACCACATCCGAGTTGTTTGATGAGTTCTGACTAAACAACCCTACGTCAATGTCTTCAATGCTTTTGTCCCTGCCATCTTTTGTGTATGCCCTATACACGGTTCGGCTGTTAAACAATGGATTGACTTTAAAGACAGCAACAACTGTGGCCCCCGTCTTTTTCAT